GGACTCTCGTCCATTTGTCGAAGGTCAGGCTTTGAATAATTAACCCGTGCATCTCAGCGAATCTTTCAAAGTTCATAATTACTCCGTGCATTCACAAGGTAAATCAAATCCACCAATGGGTAATTCCATCTGCGAATCATTTGCTTTAATGATTTCAACCCAAGAGAATCTGCGACCCAACCCTTTTATGGATGTCAGTTCTGCCTGTTTTTCTATGGCTAATGCTCTTTCCAAAAGGTCTGGGTATTGGTTTTTTAATTCAATAATCTCTTTTGGTTTTGAAGAAGGACAGAAAAAACAAGCGGACTTGCCTACGTTTTTAATCCCTGCCTTCTCAATTATTTGCAGACATTCTTCCCTATCCCATCCCCAATCAATCAAAGGATATGAGTAATCATATTTAGGATCATCTCTTTTAGATGCGTTGTCTGCCCGATGGCTTTCGTTAGCGTCATAGCCTACATACTTCACGCACTTCAACCCATTTACCCATGTTTCCTTGGCTGGCTGCCAACTGTTCAAATACTTGTCTTGTGGTGCAATCTTATGCTTTTGACTGCAAGACTTAAAGCCATATGCTATGGATGGTAGGTTCTTTCTGCGGTGGCATTCTTCTTCTAGGGTTTCTAGACTGCCATCCCTCCTAACCCTTTTAACTATTATGATCTCAGGATAGCCTTTGTTTATAAGCCACTTGCTAAAGTTATTAATATGATCGTAGGTATGAGGTCTTTCCCCTCCTGTATATGCAAAAAGAATTAAATCTTTTGGTTTATTTTTTTCAATCAATCCAAGAATCATGGCTGTTGAATCTACGCCACCTCCAAATGCTACTATGTGTGGAACAGTCATGAAGATGCCCTTATGTCTTTTCTTGCTAGTTTTTCTTGTCCTTTACGATAGGCAATTGTGCGGGATTTAATCCATCCAATTGTTTCTGGTTTAGGTTCTTTTGTTATAGGCAACAGCCCCCTTGGGAATGCACCAAACTTCTCACGCACCTTATGATAAGCCCATCCGTCCTTGATGCCTCTAGACCTAGCGTAGTAAAGCAGTTCTGAATAGAATTCTTGCGGAGAAATCTGTAACTTATTATTTGCTACTGCTAGTTCTTCTAGTTCACCATTGATATTTATGACTGTGTTTACTCTCTTACGGACGTGTCCACAGTTGTCGCACTTGTCTGTCTTGCTTGTCCATAAGGCGTTACAAGATGGGCATTTCAGTTCTTTCTTTTCCCTTTCGGTCGGTTCTTTCTTAGCCTTCTCCCCACCATCTTTTAGTTCTGTTACACCATCCTGATAAAGAGAATCCCAATCATCCTTAAATCGGATAAAGTTCCCTGAATGATCTAGCCATAAGCCATACTCCTTGCCAGGGTGAGTCCGCATGATCCGTCCCAACTGCTGAACATGGGATGAGAAACTCTTGCTAAATGGACGGGCAGATACCCCGATCATGACATCTGTTACGTCAAATCCACGAGTCAGAATGTCGGTTGCTATCAATCCTACGATCTCAGAATCTGGCTTAGAAAACTCCTCAATCGTAGTCTTCTTAAACTCATCATCTTCCTTATAAGATATAGACTCAAACCGATACCCATGTTCTAGAAACTTCTCCTGTAAATGTCTGCCATGGGCTACACCTGAGCAGAAAACAATTGTCTTTACTGCTTTACCAAATACTTCTAGAGTTTTCTTTTCCCATTCCGTAACGATATCGCCCGTGATACGGATGCCTCGTTCTGTAACCTCGTCAGCAGACCACTCGCCAGCCACCTTCTTTGCGCCCTCCATGTCTATTTCCTTGGAGATAAAAACTCGCAGAGGGCATAACCACCCATTTGTTACAAGATCGCCCGTAGACTTAGCACCTACGATATGACTGTAGATACTGCCAAGACCTTTGGTAAATGGGGAGGCCGTCAGTCCTATGACCTTGATATGGGGATTGTCCTTGATAAACTTATTCACACCCCGTCTAGAGATGTGGCACTCGTCTATGATAAGAAGATTGATATCTGGAAAGGTCTTACGCCTCTCAAGAGTCTGAGCAGAGCAAACTTGAATCCTCTCATGGGGACGATACCGCCAATGGGTAGACTGCATGACCCCGTGATCGATCCCATACTTGTCTAGACGGGCGCTGGTTTGGTCGACTAATACAATCCGATCCATCACCATAGCCGTCTTCTTATAACTCTCTGATACGGCTTTCATGATTGCCATAGCCACCTCGGTCTTTCCAAACCCTGTGGGGGCATACAACAATTGACATCTATGTCCGTTAGAAAAGCCCTGTCTAATCTTTTCTACCACCTCTAATTGGTGGTCTCTTAACTTCAGCATATTTTCTCCTGCTAGGAAACTGCCTAGCGTCAGTTATTAAACAGCTTCTTTCTCTAACTTTTGTAATTGTTTTTTATACCAGTTAAGTTGCTTTTTCATCTCAGCATTTTCCCTCATATAACTATTACGGCTTACAGTCATGGACTCTAGTTCCTGTTCTAATCGTTTGTTATCAGCCCGTAGTTCCTCAATGGTTTGTTCTGCCATCTTCTTCTGTTCTGGCGTAACATCCATTACCTTGAGAGCCAACTGATCGAGCAGTTTTGTATTCTCTTCCTCTAATTCTTTATGGGAAACAAGCAGTTCTGTAACCTTATCGTCTTGATTAAACTCGGTATAAACATTGGTAGGTTTGTTCTGATCTTTGTTCCGTGCCTTTAATGGATCTTTTTTCTTTTTATCTTTTGGCTTCTCAAGACTTTCTTTTATATCGTTAACAAAGGTATGGGATACACGGCAAAGTTTCCCGATCTCACGATTGGTTAATGAACCCCACTCTACATCATCTAGTGCAATCAGAACCGCCTTACGCTTATCCTTGTTGGTTCTTTTTAATCCGTGCTTGTCATTAGTCCCAAGGGCATACTCAAGGGCGTTGCGTAGTGTTCCATTGATAACATCTACCTCAATCGTGGGCATCTTGGTTTGTTTGTGACCAAAGTATCTGTGAAATCCATCTGCCAAATAGTATTTAATCCCGTCATAGAATACTGTCACGGGTGGCAGGGACTCCTTATTCAGTAAGGCTTCTGCGTATTCCTTCACAGTTTTTTGATCTATCTCATCACGGGTCTGCGTTCCCTTGTCAATGATGATTTGTTCGAGCTTTAGTTTCATTTCATTCTCCTATTGAAATTGTCTTAATTGGTCCAGCATATGTTCAAGATCCGACCGCTTAGGGTTTGAGTTCTTTAACATCTTTTGGGCTTTTACTACTTTCTCTTTCCATTGAACCAAGTTCGTCAGACTGCCATTGATAACTGCTTGGGGTATTATTTTTAGTTGTTGAGTAATCTGTTCTTTCAGGTTCATCTTTATAACAATCTTTCTATTTATTAAATGTAGTTTCTAGTAGTTATATCAAGGTTCTCTTTTGGTGAGCGCACTCAGCCTACCTAGTGCGCCTTTAACCGTTTCTCTTTTGGAGCCACAGCACTCGCCAGTCGTTCGTGGAATCGGCACTAGCTTCGCCACCGATTTGTGCAGTATCACATCCACTTACCCCCAGTCTGCTTACTCGCTATGTCGCTGGCGTTTTATCCGCTCAACATATCAAGGCTGGAAACGAAAAAAGACCGCTATAGTCTGTCGTTTCTAGGATATAACACAGCGTAAATTCCCTGGACATAACTTACGTTGTGCGAAACAACAGACCATAACGGTCTATCTATCCAGAATTTTACACCAAGTTCCCACTCAGCGTAATCAGTATAGGAAAGACTTTGGAAAAATGCAACAGTATTAGGGAAAGTCCTTAGAAAGTGGAAACGTTTCCACTTTGCTGGTCAATCCAATCAACGATATCCTTTATTTTCCATACCTTTACGGTTGCAGATAGCTCGATGGGCGGCGGAAACTTGCCTTGTGTAACCCATAAATTGATGCAAGACTTAGAAAGGGTGGTCAAATCCGCCACATCTTTGATACGTAACATTTGATGCTCTGACATTTTTACGATTTCCATAGATCCTCCGTGTTGATGGAGTATTTATTCTTATGGATAAAGATCTGTATGTCATCACAGAAAAGTACTTAGTGCCGAAAAAGAGGGGTGTGATGCACGTGTGAGGAGAATAAACACCACACCCCAAGGGAAAGCCAGTAGGGAAAGAAACTGAAAAACCTACTGGTATTTAGAGTTTATTCCATAACCACTTCTCTCACAACCCACCTACCAGACTTATCCTTTTTCCAACCATGTACCACTACTTCCCACCCAGCAGATTTAACTCTTGGGTATGTGTCTAAGTCCTTGATTTTATTCATTCTTGCAGACATATTTCCATAGCTAGTAGTCTGGACTGCGATTGTTTTGCCTTCCTTTATGCAGAGGATATCCACGAAATTAAATAGGTCTTGCCTGATCTTGGCAAACGGATTCCACCTCTCAGTAATCTCGCAAAGATACCCTTGGTCTCGCATCAACTTAAGACTTCTTTGAGTAGGGCTACTAGCCATTTACATTTCCTTTGTTTTATGTTGCAATAAGAACAAATATTCTGTTGACATACGTATATAGATGTAATACATTACTTGAAAAGGGAGAAATATACATGAAAGATTACGCTGAATCATTGGTTAATGCCAGAGAATTCCTGCGCAGAGCCGAAAATTGCCTTCTAGCAAACAACCATATGGGTGCATACCACCATGCTATGCAATCCTTTCGGGAGACAGAAGACTTGCTGGACTACTGCCTAGAAAAGACCAAGGATTTAAAGAACTGCTAATGAGGATTAACTTAAGCACATCAGAACTGTTTGTTTGCCGAATGCTTGGGATGATGCGTAGATCAACAGCCATGAATCGTGTTGGCGATCAACAGATGGGAGATCAAGACACATGGGCTATTGATATAGACGGGGTAATTGGAGAATTTTGTGTAGCCAAGGCATTAAACCTTTGCCCAGATTTTAGCGTCAGCGTTAGAAGTGGTGGCTCAGATTTGATTACTCATGATAAGCAAACAATTGATGTAAAGACCACAAGGGTAAAGAGTGGAAGATTGTTGGCTACCTTAAAGAAGGCAGATGCCTCATGCGACTTGTACTACCTTGTGATAGTTGACGATTTTGGTGGCAATTTAGTTGGATACATAAATAAAGAAAAATTATTTGTAGAAGAAAATAAAAAAGATATTGGTCATGGAATTGGTTACATCATGAATCAAGATCAATTAAACATGGTGGAGTTATGAGAAAAGGTTGGAAGACCCGTATAGATGAACGCATATATTTTGAAGAAAAGAAAAAAGAGCAAGAAGAATTTGCCATGATGCGTAAATTTATGAACCAAAAAATGGAGCATGAAATTCAAATGAAACTACAGGAGATGAGGGGAAACAATGAACTTAACTGAACTAATTAAAGACTTTGGTCGCTGGCTTTTGCTAGTAAGCATGGCTATGTTTGCCATTGTTCTTACGGGATTTTGTCTCAAGTTTTTCTACAACGTATTTATGTTGGGCTGGAGATTAATGTGAAAATAACAAATAAATTTAACCTGCCTCAGACATTCGTAAATGTCCTGAGTAGACCAACTTATACCAAGGGTAAGGCACATCTGTCCGTTACCGAGTTAATAAATAGCCCACGCATTGTCCAACTCAAAAACACTTACTATGACCAATTGGAAGAAGATGTTGCTGATAAAGTGTGGGCTATCTTTGGAACTGCTATCCATGCCGTATTAGAGCTTGGCAAGGACGAAAACCATGTAATCGAACAACGACTCCATGCCGAACTAGACGGGTGGAACATATCGGGTGCGGTAGACTTACAGCGTATAGAACCTGACGGCATCATTGTTTCTGACTACAAAACCACGGGTGCGTGGGGCGTCATGAACGAGAAGATTGAATGGGAACAGCAGTTAAATATCTACGCATGGCTAGTAGAAAGAGTTAAAAAAACTCCCGTAAAAAAGGTGGAGATCATAGCCATCATTAGGGATTGGAGTAGGCGAGATGCTCAGACGAAGGAAGGATATCCAGAGGCGCCTATCAAGGTCATTGATGTTCCGCTTTGGTCTTATAAAGAACGTGAGAATTTTATTAAGGAAAGAATCCGTTTACATTCCGATGCGCTTTTTGCTTCCGAGACAGGGGAAGATTTGCCTGTCTGCACACCTGAGCAAATGTGGGAGAAGGCGACTTATTACGCTATACGCAAGACTGGTGGGAAACGTGCGACCGCCGTCTGCGATACCAAGGAAGATGCCGATAAGAAACTATCAGAACTTGGCAAAGGTTACGAAGTAGAAGTGCGATTAGGAGAGAGGACTCGCTGTGCAAACTTCTGTTTAGTAAGGGACTTCTGCGATCAGTGGAAGAATTTTAATCAAGGAGAATGATTATGGAAACATCACAGGAATTAACTTTAAAGTTTATGGTGGCATTGGCAGCAAACCCAGCATACACAAGCCCAGACGAAGACTGGGAAACGGACGCTTTTAATATTTACACAATGGCACAAACATTAACTCACCTATATTTAGGGAAGATAGCATGAGCGTATATAAAAAATTACAAGAAGCCCGTGTAAGGCTTCACAATACAAAACTGAATAAGTCGGGCAAGAACTCCTACGCAAAGTTTAGTTACTTTGAGTTGGGAGATTTTGTCCCGCAAGTTACTTCGATCTTCAATGACTTAGGTTTGTGTGGGGTGGTATCTTTTACCCAAGATACTGCTTACCTTACAGTTCATAATGCTGATGGGGAGAAGGATGACTTTGTTACCTTTACATCCCCGATGGTCTTTGCCAGTATGGATAAGACTCAGCCCATTCAGAACCTAGGTAGCACTCATACTTATTTGCGCCGTTACTTATGGTTAATGTGCATGGAAATAACTGAGAACGACATTGTAGATGCTAGTGAACCTAAGAACCATGAGCCAAGTCTTGCACCGCCATTTAAACCTATTGCGCCTAAAGCAAAGGTGCATACCAAACTGGATGGAGAGCCAGGTGATTGGCAACTAAAGGTAGATGGTGTTGAGAATCTACCAGCAGTTGTTGGTGCGGTCGAGTTGATGTTGACCTTGGTAAAAAAGGAAGAAGACATTAAATCAAT